ATACAACGCTGGTTGCCTGAGCTAGACTGGCTTACGACTGATATGTTTCTTAATGAAGAAGAATTCGACATATTACGCCAAGTATTAATTAATCATTAAAAGACAACGCCCAGTAGCAACAAGTAATGCATCTGGGCGTCTAGCTTGATGCCGGACCCCCATCCCTATCAAGTTTAGATATTTAAGCGCCTGGGGCAAAATCCGCGGGGTCTCGGTAAATATTCCGTCGACATACGCAGGCAGACGACTATCCATCTAGCCTGTACAGCATAGCATAGGATACCCCAATAATGGCAGCAGCAAATCAAAACATATACATTGAGGCCGGCGACGACTGGAGCCGCACAATGACCATCTCGGACGCAGATGGAGCAATAGACATTTCAGCTTGGACATTCTCAGGTGGCGTGCAGTCTAGACTAGGCGATGGCAACGTTACTCAATTCTCTTGGACTAAGTTACCCTCAACAGGTAAAATCGTCGTCCGTCTCACAGCAGCACAAACAGCAGCACTTAATGGCCAACAGGCTTTTTACGACTGGCACTCAACTGTTAACGGAGTTAAATCTAGATTAGCAGAAGGCATCGTAACTATTTCAAGAGAGGTACGATAATGGCTGAACCAAGATTTACTCTAACTGATGAAGTTTATATTGAACGCATTGCCTTAACTGATGATGGCACAACAGTTGAATTAACGATTACTAAAGATGCTGGCCCAATTGGCCCGAAAGGCGACAAGGGCGATAAAGGCGACACTGGTGAACAAGGTATCCAGGGCATTCAAGGAGCTACTGGCGCACAAGGCTCTATAGGTGCAACAGGATTAAAAGGCGATGCTGGCCTAACTGGATTACAAGGCATTCAAGGTATCCAAGGTATTAAAGGCGACACTGGAGCACAAGGCCTACAAGGCGAGCGTGGATTACAAGGCGAACGTGGATTACAAGGCGCAGCTGGCCCAGCCGGTGCAGATAGTACAGTACCAGGTCCACAAGGTGCTACTGGCCCAACGGGCTCACAAGGTCCACAAGGCATTAAGGGCGATACTGGATTACAAGGTCCAACGGGTTTAACAGGAGCAGCGGGACCAACGGGACCTACTGGCCCGACTGGAGCTGCCAGCACTATTCCTGGCCCCACTGGACCTGCAGGAGCTGTGGGCGCAACCGGCCCGACTGGCCCTCAAGGTTTAAAAGGTGATACTGGTGCCACAGGCCCAACAGGTGCTACTGGCCCTGCCGGTGCTAATGGAACTAATGGAACTAACGGTGTCGACGGTGCTACTGGCCCAGCCGGCCCAACAGGTGCTACCGGCCCTGCAGGTGCAGATGGATCCACCGCAATTGATGATGCCAGCACAGCCACAAACAAGACCTGGAGTGCCAGCTATATTAACGCACAATTGGGTAGCATAGCTACTGCACTCACCGCTATTTTAGGCTAAAATAATGACAATATCATCCCAATTAATAGCCGTACAGGCAGCAAAAACAGCGATTAAGGCGTCTATAGAAGCCAAAGGCGTCACGGTGGGTACTACGGCCTTCGCTGACTATGCTGCGAAGATTGATTCCATAACGTCTAGCGGTGTTACTCCATATTCACGCCCAACAGAGTGGTTAACAATGCCCGCAATCGACGCAACTGAACAGAAGATTGCTATGTTAGTTGCAGTTTACGATATCGCACCAAATTGGGTAGTGTTTTCCGTAACTGGTGCTTACACAGTAGATTGGGGCGACGGCACTGTTGAGAACTTTGCATCGGCTGCTAACGCCAGTCATACCTATGTCTATGCCAATAGCGACTCTGCTACTACAACTACTCGCGGTTATCGCCAGGCTTTGATTACTGTTACAATGCAGGCAGGACAGACATTAACGGCATTTGCAGCCTGCGGTAGCGCTCGACATCCTGCATCAATTGCTGCACACATTAATCCATATTTAGATATTGTTATCAGTGCTCCTAGTGCGACCTCTATCAACATTAACGCTTTCGGTATTATCTATGGTAATGCTATGTTATGCGAACGAGTTGAGATTAAATCTTGCGGATCAAGCCCAGCAGCAGGTGTACTGCCTGGTAGTTGCTTCTCAGGTATAAAAGAATTGCGTGAAGTAATATATCCAGCAACAATTACTGCCAACGGCTCTGCATTATTCTCCGGCTGTAACCAAATTGAGACTATCCCGCCATTTATACTAGCCACAACAGGATCTATCAACAGTATATTCAACGGTTGTTTTATGTTAACTAATAACCCTGCTATCACGTGGACGCCACAGACAGGCAGCACATTAGCAAGTCAGTCATTCCAAAACTGTGGTAAACTTACAGATCCTAAATTAACAATTGCTGGCTCAGTTAAAGTAACAAACACTAGCGGTATGTTTACTGGCTGCGCTGCATTAGTTACAATGCCAAGTTATGATTTGTCAGCAGTAACAGATGCATCAAGTATGTTCTCCAACTGTTATGCATTACGTAATGTGGTGCCATTAAACTTATCCGCTGCAACAACTTTGGCAAGTATGTTCTCAAGTTGCTTTGCGATGGAAGTTGCTCCTGTATTGACTACAACATCAGCGCTGCTTAACATATCAAGTATGTTTACAACCTGTGTTAGCCTTACACGTGTCCCTAACTTTTTCACTAACAACGTGACTAACTTTGGTACAACATTCTCTGGCTGTGCTGCCTTAATGGATGCAGGAAGTTTAGATGCACGTGCAGCAACTGCACTATCAACTACATTCGGTACTTGCGCTAACTTAGCAAAAGGCGGACTAGTAGGCACAAACAACAACCACAGTTATGCTGCCTGCAGATTAAGCGGCACAGAATTGAATACAATTTACACTAACCTAAGTGCTACAGGCACAAGTAAAAGCATTACAGTTACCGGTAACTATGGCGCAGCAACAGATACACCTACAATTGCCACAGCAAAGTCTTGGACTGTAATCGGTTAATAAGGAAACAATATGAACGACACATCAGGATTTTATAAACTAGACAACACAGAATTATTGTTTGCTCCTAACTTTGTGTATGCTCCTGCATATACTTTACTACGTGAGCAACGTGACCTAGCCCTGCCAGTTGATGGATGGAATTGGTTCGACACGGAAGATGCAGCACGAGCAGCATTTGGAATTTAATATAAAAGGGCTAATTATGGCTACACATCATAATGATAATGCAGCACCGGCAGCGACAGGTGACGAGATGAGAGCGCAATATGGCGAGGATTTGCCAGCAATAAGTAATAGTAATGTTGAAGTTGGTACAGTTACTCAAGTTGCAATTAATGGTGATGCTACAGCAGGACGCTTAGTCTTAACCGAAGAACAAATTAGACAACTGGGCATTATGGCTGAGATTGGATTATCAGTCGAAGAGATGATGACAATCCTAGGTGTTTGCAAGAGTCGTCAAACATTAATTAATCGTTATGGAGACATAATCGAGCAAGGACAAAGTCGTGGCAATTATATGCTTCGTCGTAGACAATACGATGTTGCAATGGCAGGCGATGTTAAGATGTTAGTATGGCTAGGTAAAACTAGATTGGGACAACGTGAAACTACTGAAGTTATCACGAAACAAGTGTTACCGTGGGGCGATGACCTCAACCCTGGTGCAGTACAGCCAACAATACAATAATAATAGGAAACTAAGATGGCAGAACACGAAGACAAACGATTAGACCGCATTGAGGACAAGTTAGACAAACTAACAGAGGCCATCACCGCAATTGCACGGGTCGAAGAGAAATTAGTAGCAGTCGAGAAAGATCGTATTGCTGGCACCGGCAAGCTAGATGCAATGGACTCACGCTTAAAAGTAATTGAAGCGGAAGTTAATCAAGGTCGTGGTGTTATCAAGTTTATATGGCCATTCTGGGCTGCACTATTAGCAGCAGTTGCCACTTATATTGGAATCAAGCATTAATGTTAAGTATCCCACAGACAATCATTTGTACTGATGAAAGTCGTTTTAGAGTTGTAGTGGCAGGTCGCCGTTTTGGTAAGACCTTCCTAGCAACCAGAGAACTTGCTCGCTTTGCACGTGTGCCTGAACAACAGGTATTTTACATTGCTCCAAGTTATCGTCAGGCCAAGCAGATTATCTGGGAACCTTTAAAGTCTAAGTTAAGCAGTCTTAATTGGATTGAGAAGCCTAATGAAAGCGACTTATCTATTAAGTTGATTAATGGCAGCACAATTGCATTACGTTCAGCAGACAACTTTGATAGTATGCGAGGCGTGGGGCTTAACTTTGCAGTATTTGATGAGTTTGCCGACCAAGACTATCGAGTATGGAGTGAAGTTATTCGTCCTGCACTATCAGACAAAGAAGGTCACGCTATGTTTATTGGCACGCCCAAAGGTCTTGGCAACCATTTGTATGATGTGTATCAACAAGGTAAGACATTGCCTAACTGGTCAAGTCACACATATACAACAGCAGATGGCGGCAACGTAAGCCTTGCTGAATTGGAAGATGCAAAGCGTGATCTAGACATTAGAACATATCGTCAAGAGTATGAAGCAACATTTGAAACTTATGCTGGTGTAATATATTATGGATTTACAGATGCAAATATTGAGACATATAAGGAAACAGACATTCCACAACAGATCCTAGTGTTCTGTGACTTTAACGTAAGTCCAATGTCAGCAGTGGTTGCAGTGCAAACAAGTTGGGGCCATCATATTATTGATGAAGTTGTGATTTACAACTCCAATACTAACGAACTCGTCGATGAAGTTAAAAGCAGATATGGTGCTCGTCGTGTTACAGCTTTCCCCGATCCAGCTGGACAACAACGTAAGACAAGTGCGAACGGACAAACAGACATTAAGATTTTAGAGAATGCAGGATGGCAGGTCAAGTATCACCGCAGTCATCCAGGTGTTAAGGATCGCATTAACGCAGTTAACTCAGCGTTCTCTAGTGTAGCAGGCGATATTAAGATTAAGATAGATCCACGTTGCAAACGTACTATTGAAAGTTTTCGTAAGCACGCATACAAAGAAGGTACAACAGTGCCTGATAAAGACGCAGGCTGGGACCATATGACAGATGCTGTCGGGTATGGAGTAGAATATCTACATCCAATTAAGCGAGATGCTGCACCGCAACGTCCGCAAGGTACCTGGGGCGCTTATTAAGGCGTCTCTTAAATATGTACAGTCCAGAATAGAATAGAAAGAATAGATTATGTTAACATTAGCACAATTAAAACAAACCAATACAGTGTTCAGCAATAACGCTCGCACTTGGGATTATCTTGCTCGCAGTTATGCTGGTGGTAATCAATATCGCGAAGCAGGATACTTACGCAAGTATTTGGGCGAAGATATGTCGCCTGGCAATCAATACACTCAGAGATTGATGAGTACTGCATTAGATAACCACGTGCAAAACGTTGTTTCAATCTATCGTAGTTACATCTTTAAAGACGAGCCACGTCGTACCCTAGGTGCAGCACAAGATATGTATGGTGTTGAACAGTTTATCGAAGACTGTGACTTAGACGATACCGATATGGACGACTTTATGCGCGGCGTTAATGACACACTGGCAATTTACGGATCAGCTTGGGTTGCAGTCGACCGTCCTAGCTATCAGGCCGCTACGCTAGCAGAAGAACAGGCATTAGGCATCCGTCCTTACGCAACATTGTACACTCCACTGCAAGTATTAGACTGGAGATTCGAACGTGCACTTAATGGACGTTATGAATTGACCTACGTTAAGATCCGCGAAGCAAGTCTAGATACACACGATGTTATCCGTGTTTGGACAGCAGATGTAATACAAGAGTACAAAGTTAAGCGTAGCCAACGTCCTCAGTTCATATCAACAAGTAACGGTCTAAGCAGCCAAAACGTGCAAGAGGACATCTTTATGGAATATGAAGCTATCCTAGAAGCTAACGAGTTTGTTAACCCGCTAGGTTATGTTCCTATCATTTGCGCATACAACCAACGTAAAGTACAAAATGGTTTAGGCATTTCCGATGTTGTCGACGTATCAGACCAACAACGTATGATTTATAACTTGTGTAGTGAGCTAGAACAAAACATTCGTATCAGCAGCCACCCAAGCCTAGTTAAGCCAGGCGATGTAGATGCAGCAGCAGGCGCTGGCGCAGTTATTAATATGCCAGACAATATGGATCCTGCGCTAAAGCCCTACCTACTTCAGCCTACTAGCGCAACTGTGGACAGCATTATCAAAGCAATTGAATATCACGTGGGTTGTATTGACAAGATGAGTTCACTAGCCAGTGTGCGTGGAACACAAACAATGCAAAGCGGTGTTGCACTAGAAGCAGAATTCCTATTGTTAAACACACGTCTAGCCGATAAAGCAAGCAACCTAGAGAAGATTGAATACAAGATTTGGGACTTATGGTTCGATTGGCAAGATCAAGAGTGCCCAGAGGACTTTGATGTCGAGTATGAAGACAGTTTCTCTATCCGCGATAGCCAACGTGAACTAACAATGCTTAAAGATGGATTGGCATTAGTCGATAATGCACTATTCCAATTGGAAGCAAAGAAAGCAGTTGTTGCACTTACCCTGTCTGATGATTGCGAAGTCGAAGCAGTATGCGCAGACTTGGACCTACAATATGAATTAGCGTTAGCAGGTGCAACTCCAGCCGAAGTTAAGCAGATCGAAATGGATATGCTGGCAGCAGATATGGCAGCAGATGCCAATATGCCAGATGAAGTCGATAGCGATGACGGCACTGTGGATGCAGTTGATCCAAGCAACATAGACAACACTAAAAATTAATTATGATAATATCACAACAAGGCAAGGCTGCATTATACAGGCTTGTCCTGTTGTTGTTAGCTAGACATTTTGAGCAGGACGACGATTCTGACGAGTGATTCATTAAATATACAACTGTGGGACTATCCCACATTAATCAATTAGGAATAAAACAGGATAATGACTGAAAACATTAGTAACGTGGCTGCAACTGGTAACGAGATTCCAGCAGCAAATGCCGCAAGTACAAACAGTACAACACAAACCTCGGCCGACAATGGCAAGACTTTCTCACAAGATGAAGTTAATGCAATTGTTACAAAACGACTAAGCCAGCTAGAAAAGAAATATCAAGGAATTGATGTTACTGAATATCAGGATTTAAAGAATATGAAAGAAGCACAGGATACTGAAGCTGCTCTCAAAAGACAAGAATTCGATAAAGTTCTAGGACAGGTTAAGTCAGCATCGGAACTAAAGATTTCCGCATTGCAAAAAGAACTAGAGACTATCAAAATTGATGGCGCACTAATTTCCGAAGCGAGTAATCGCAAGGCAGTTGCTCCAGATAAAGTAGCAGCCCTATTACGCAATCAACTAAAGTTGGCGCAAGACGGTCAAGTCGAAGTACTAGATTCTAATGGCCAGGTTCGCTTTAACGCTGATAAAGCAAAGCCCCTTGGTATTAGTGACCTAGTAGATGAATTCTTAAAAGAGAATCCATACTTTGTGCAAGCGAACTCCGCAGGCTCAGGTGCACGTAATGCAGGCCAAGAGGCAGGCATAGGAAACGTTGATATTGCTTCTTTAGATATGCGCAAACCTGAACACAGGGAATTGTATCGTAAGATGAAGTCAGCGAAATAATAGAATAGAAAAGAAAATAATATGTCACAAAATACATCATTAAACAGCGAATTATTCGCAAACTTAGTCGTAGAAGCTCAGATGGCTGCATACGAAGGCTCTGTTGCTCGTCAATTAGTAACAGTTTTTGACGCTCCAGTTAACGCCGGAAAATCACTCCAAGTTCCTGTGTGGAGCCGCGTAACTGCTGGTAACCTAACTGAAGGTACTGCCGCTGGTGCAACTAACACTGACACAAGCCAAGCTCTTATCACCCTAGGTGAAATCGGCGTTTACACTCAGATCACTGATATGTTACGCGACAGTTCATACTCTAACGTTGCTGCTACCCTAGGTGCACAAACTGGTATGGCTATTGCTGAAAAGATGGACGCTGATGTGTTCGCATTGTTCTCAGCATTCGACGAAGTTGGTCCTGGCGCTGGTCAAGAACTAACTGTTGCTCACTTGCTAAAGGCCGCTGCTACTCTACGTAACCGTCGTTTGACTGGTCCTTTCTACTGCGTGATTTCCCCATTAGCTGCTTACAGTGTTAAGCGTGAATTGTCTGGTGCTGGTGCAAGTTCATTGCCTGCACTAAGCAACGCTGGTAACCAAGTGTTAACAAGCGGCTTCATCGGTACTATCGCTGGTATCAATGTATACGAATCTGCATTAGTTGCTACTTCTGGTTCTGATTCAATCGGCGCTGTGTTCCACAGTGGTGCTATCGGTTCTGCTATGCGTGGTACATTGACTTACGAAGCAACTCGTCAAGCTCAAAACCGTGCAACTGACTTGATGGTATCTGCCGTAACTGGTCAGGCTATCCTACAAGCTGGCTTTG